GTAACGATAAACGTCATTGTACTTGTCGTACATGTACTTGTAACCCGAGTCCAGAACACCGTAAGACGATGAACGAACAGCATTGCGGAACTCATTGACACGGTCGACTGCGACTGCCGGCGAAGTAACACCAACAACGTCGTTACGATCCGGTGAACCGAACACGACACAATCTTTACGCTTGTGTGCGATGTTGTCGATCAGGAAGTTCAGCAGCTGTTCACCATGTGGCCGCCACGTGCCTTACCAGTCAGAACAAGAGATATGTCGATCTCTTCGACATTCTGGAATCCTTCGAGGTATGCGTTATACAGGTCACCGAGCGCAATCGACGATTCGCTTGGAGTGTCACGTCCACCAACGAACGACTGGGCGTACGGAGTGTTGGCGGTCGAGGCAACAAGATTCAGCGCAGTGTTTGATGGTGAATTTGGAAGCTCACCAGCCGCCCACACAAACTGTGAACTCTGATTAACGACATCCTTGAAATACAGTCCTTCGCCATCAATGCCCCGAGCATCGGTCGCACGGCTCAGGCCTTCGAACACCTCAACAACCTCGTTCGGAACACCGGCAATCTCGCCGCGGCGATCGACAACAACGACATGAAGCTCATCAGAGATTGCGGGGTTGCCACGCTCCGTTTGGTAAACAGTCCGGCCCGGCGCTGCTTCGACAATGTTGAAGAACTCCCAGAACCGCTCGAGTGAAGATGTCGTTACGTCAGTTGGTGATGCAAGACGTTGATTGAAAGTCACGGTCACTGTGGAGATACCAGAATCCTGCGTACCACCGACACCGTCATCTTCTTGCTCACGAACAATTTGACCGATCGACGTGACTTGGAGATATTCTTCTCCAACATCACCGACAACACGGACGTAGTCGCCAACAGACAACTGGTTCACGATGCTACCCAAAGCAGTTTCTGTTGAGGTTCCATCGCCCGATGTACCAGGTCCAGCAGTCAGTGTCGCGGTGTTCTCGTTCGAAACAACCGCCATCGTGATTGATGTAACATCTGCGCCATACAGCGTGGTGAAATCAATCGTGTTGTGAAAGGCCTCGGCGGTCTCGCACACAGAGATGTCTAGCGTGTTCCCGATCGCGCCTGGATAACGAGTGATCCACTGTACATCAGGATCGAACGATTCTTTCGCAACCTCGAACTCATCCTGACTTGGGACGATATGGCTGATTAGTGCAGCGTTGTTTGTATTTGCGATCGCGTTGAAAGCGAGATCGGCCGTGAACGCTTGGATAGCAGCGTCCGTTACTGTCTCTGTGAATGCTTTAGATACAGTATACACACCGGATGCTGCATTTGTATCATCGACGATAGTTGTACCCTCATCGACGCCCACGCCAAACAACGCCATCCCAGCAACAACGCTGAGGTTCGGGGCCGACAACGTCAGTGTTGTGCTGCCAGAGGTCAGGTCAGCAGTGACATTGAACAAGTCACCGGTTGTCCGAGCAGCACGAGATACGTACAGACTACGGCTGTAGGCAAGGAAGCTCGAAGCGGTGAAGAACGTCTCGCCGTTGAGGTTCGTCGGGCGGCCGAAGTGGCGAGTCAGATCATTTTCAGTGGAAACGAGAACTGGCTTGTTTACCGGTCCCCAGCGGAATGCACCAGCGATCGCAGCTTCTGACGTTGCGACACCGGGGACGACCGTTGTTAGGTCGATTTCTCTTGTTTGTACACCTGGGCTAAGCATGAAGGACATTGTGTTTCTCCTATGAGGTTACTACTCAAATCGTTGTTGATACTTATAACTTCGTGGTTTTCGTCACCACGGATCGTCCTCTCGAAACAAGAAATTATCACCCTTCGTGCTGATTACCTGCTGTTCCTCATGTACATCATGTCCGGTGTCGATGATACCGAATGGCGTCAGCTCACTCAGCAACTGTTCTTCGTTTTTGTCTCGTAGCTGAGAGATCGTGTTGATATCGGTCAACTCCTTGAAGAACTTCTGGCTCGACAGCCAAGCAAAGAGCACCAGGCACATGACCATGTCGTCGTTGCAACCTGATTCTGCTTCCCACGATGTTCCCTTCTTGCTGAATGTCGACAACTCTTGTATTGTATCGAAGTCGTTGATGATCAATTGATTCTGTTCCACGAGCAACTTGAGCACCGAACACCCAACGGACTTGACGGTCTTTGTTGTCCGTATTCCTTTGTCACACTTCGAGGAGCCAAATCCCGCGACCAGTCGTTTACCACCACGACCAGCATTCTCGGTGAATAGCAAGTTTTCATACACGACATCCTCATGGAGGATCGACGAGACCTGCTCACCAATGTCATTTACTTCGACAAGGACACTCGCCTCGTTATAAGAATGGGCAATGCTATTGATGATAAAAGCATACTCTGATGGCGTGATCATGTTGTCGCGGAAGACAGCAACCTGTCGATACGGCATCCTCGTGATATCGATCACCTGGAAAGCAGAATAGTCCAGCCCCTTGCCTCTGGAAACATCGACCGTAATCACGTAACGATGATTGTCCTTCGGTCGTTCAAACATCTTCAGATGAGTCTGCTCCTCGAGCGGCTCGCTATATGACAGTTCCTTCAACTTCCATCCCGCGATCAGCGTGCCGGAGCTCCCGATAAAAGAACAACACATTTCTTGTTCGAACTGCTCTTGGTCGAAGTTGATCGAGGCGAGATACTCATCTCTCCATTTTTCATCGCGGCCGGGTACCCTATCCCACCTGACCTCGACAAACTGATACCCGTTGGTACCATCTTGCGCGCCCTTGCATGTTTTATAAAATGCATTGAGCCCTCGGGGGGTGGAGGTCAAGAGGATTTTGGTGGTAGTTCCTGATACAATTG